CGGCGAAGGAGACCTCATGCCAATAGAACTAAGGCTTTGAGGACGCGGATGGTCTCGTCCTTGCCCCGATGTTATCTGGGGCTTCGATGTGATCGATCGTACAATTAAATCGTACGACCGCTGCGCGTTTTGCCACCGCGCCTACTTCTCGATAGAAGTAGTAGAGTAGGAGCTAACGAGCGAAGATATTAAATAAACTTTGGAGATCCAATTAGAGTAGTGATAGGGCATAGGTGGAAACTCTTAAGAAGGCGGCGGTGAGAACACCGCTGCTAAAGAGATTAGAAGCGATTATACCACTGTTTGGAACATCAATCCTAACAAGGAGGGTCACAATTAATTGTGTACCCGCCGAGTTTAGATTAAGTCCAGCCAGTGTTACAACGTTTCCTAGGGACGAAAAGGATGTCCCAGACCCTAATGTTATACCAGTTCCAGCAACAATATACGTTAAAAGATATTGTCCCGGAACTTGTATAAATAGGGCCCCACCAACATAGTTAGCTGAAACACCCCCGACTTGCGTTATAGACGTACCTAGCCAATTCGTGTTGGAAATTGTTCCAACGGCGGTATACTTCCCTGATCTTCCAATGGAATATCCGGTTGAGTCCGATTGAGGAGTGAACATTTCGACTTCATAATCGACATGTAGCTCCCCAATAAGGGCATCATCGGGTAGACCGGAGGGACAGACGAAAAGGTTTCCAACGTCATAAAGCAAGGCATCTTGTCCAGCAGATAAAGCGCCAAAACGGATGAACTTTTGATTCATCTTAGCGAGATCGCCTGGAGAACACACGTAAGTGAATGTTTCCCAGACGGGCCCGCGGATAGCGTTATTATAGGCTAGAGCTTGTGCCTTCGTGGTAGGTGAGGAGTCAGAAGGGTCGAAATCCATTGCCAACAGAACGGAACCGTTCGTTGTAGCAGATTTCGAACTCTCAAAAACAAAATGCAGACGCTTGAACCTGTACGTCTCATATGCAGCAGCGATGCTATTAAGCCAGGGAAAGCTAAGAGCTAAACCGGGATTAACGGAATACTGTTGTGCAGAGAAAAGTACAGATCCACTGATGTCTGAAATGAACTCCTTGTGTTTAATACAAACACGGCCGTCTGAGGACTGTTTCGGCATCGAAAACTTGGGCCTTAGTATCTTCTCGATACGGGCTTTGGCGACCGGTGCTGAAACAGAACGACTGACAGCTGTGCTCATTTTAGAGAGGGATCTCGTAAGTTTATTTTTGGAAGGTTGTTGTTTAGATTTATTCATCTTAATATAAGGTGTCATATACTCAAAGTTAATTTTGTATGGGATCCATAGACTAACAAACTATGGACCGTACATTAGAACTCCCCGGGTGTCCGAGACACCAGGGCGGAGCCGTGCGGTCTCTTGGCATTCTTAATAGCACTAAAATAATAGTTTTGGTCCAATTAAGAGTTCTAACCCCATTGCTAGTTTAACGACATAGCCGGGTCGGTATATGGGTATCAAACCATATACTCATCCATGGAAAATGAGACCACGGGTAACTTTGAAATTAATGACCTCTCATATTTCTCTTCTACTAACTTGACCTCTAACTTTAAAAACAGAGGGTTCAGCCGACGATGATAAGAGATCTTACCCCGTTTCCTCAATTCTTCTCGGAACGATAGAATCGTTTTGATAGGAAATGATCGGATGCGGAGTGGGTGTTTCTCATTGTCGACTGTACCAACGTTTAGATAGTTATTGGTTGACGAGGTAAAGAGATCAATCTGATTTTCTAGATTGGGTTGAGTAAGGGGAATAAATCGGTAAACACCGTGATGGAACAACTTTCTCTTCGCTTTAATATTAATGATGGAATCCTGTAGTGTTGGAGTACGGTACGATAGAGCCTTAAATGGATCATAATCCTCCTCGTGTGGCTTAAGAATCACGGTCTCGTAAATATACGATGCAAGCTTTGTTTGAAAGCCTGTAAAGTATACATGAGGCCGCAGTTCTGGGTAAAGATCGAACCCACAACCACCTAGTAGAGGAGAAATGAAAAGGGAGAACTCTCCCCCTTTCGTACAATACTCAATGTCCTTCTTATTGTAGTGCATAAATCGCTGGTGAGCCCTGATCTTATCTTGGGCACCTTTCATAAGCTCATTGTAGATAGCATAAGTAGGTTTAAGATCCTTGGATCTCTGGTTAAGCTTAGATTGGCCTGTTAATAGACCAACGTTCAAAAAACCAACCTCACTAAATTCCCTTTTAGCTTCATTAAACAAGAAGCCCAAAGAGTTGATAGTGAAGAAGGTCTTATGAACATAATTCTTACCCAGGGAAAGAAGGAACCCTACTTCTGTAATATTCTCAATCCAACGATTGTAGAATATTTCATTTGAGCGGAAAAGGATATCATCACCGTTGACCAAAACCGGAAGATCGTAAATAGATACTTCACGACCTAAATACTCCTCTAGCGTTTTCCAATAAGCACAGAGATTTACTACACAAAGTATAGGGAAGGAGAGTGTCGA